AGAAGAGTATATGAGATCTAGAAATACTGAATTTTCAATTACTAGTCTGAAACCTTATACTAGATATTATCAATTCTTAGATGGAAATGGATCTGTAGATTTTATTCCTAAACTAATTGAAATTGCTAACAGTGAATCATTAGAAAATTATGGAGCATCATCTGCATTTACGATTGGAGAAACGGTAATCGGTTACGATAATCAAAACAATAAGATAATTGCTTTTAGAGTGGCAATGCCATCTCATAAAATTGGTCCTTTCAATTCTCCAACAACTAAATTTACAACAAATCCATATTTTAGAACAGAGTCAATTCCAGATGCATATAGCGCATCATCGAAGATTTTAAACCTTGACACATATTCTATATCAGAAGAGGCACAAGGTCTTTACTCTGGATATTTGGTAAAAGGTGCAAAACTTGTTGGACAAACAAGTGGTGCTATAGCATATGTAAAGGACCTCAGATTGATATCTGATAATTATGGCGATTTGATTGGATCTTTCTTTATTAGAGATCCTAATACTAATCCTGCACCAGATGTAAAAATTAATACTGGAAATAAAACATATAAAATTACATCTAGTCCTACAAATGAAGCTGCTGTTGCAGGAAGTACTACAGTTTCATCTGCAGAAACAAATTATATCTCAGACGGAACTCTAGAATTATATGAGACAACAATTACAAATACAACAACAGTAACAAATACTCGTTTAACTACTACAAATATAACAAGAGTAACAACAAATTTTGAACAAACTCAGTTTCCACAACAAGATAGAGGTGGGGGAAAAGACCCACTTGCCCAAACTTTTACAGTTGACCAGGATGGTGGATTTTTAACCGAAGTAGACTTGTATTTCTACAAAAAAGATAGTGGAAATAATCCGCTTACAGTAGAAATAAGGACCGTTGAGTTAGGTACACCTACAACAACAGTAGTTGGAAATCCAGTTACTCTTAGACCAGATCAGATTCAAACTTCAGATGATGCAACAGCAGCAACAAAAGCAATATTTGATTATCCAATTTATTTGGCACCTGGTTTAGAATATGCAATCGTATTGCTAGCTCCAGAAAGTATTGAATATGAAGTCTTCATTGCCGAAATGGGCAAGAAAACAATTCAATCAAGAAATCTTCCAGATTCTGAGGCAGTTGTATATACGCAACAGTTTGCCATGGGAAGTCTGTTTAAGTCCCAAAATGGATCCATTTGGACTGCAGACCAATATCAAGATATGAAATTTACTCTTCATAGAGCAAATTTTGTTACCAACACAGCATCTACTGCATATTTTTATAATCCTACACTTAATGAAAGTAATGGATATATCTCAAACTTACAAAACAATCCACTTGCAGTTCTTCCCAGAAAACTGAATATTGGTATTACGACAACTACAAATTCTACCATGGTGGGAATTTTAACCACTGGAAGAAAAGTTGGCGAAAGCACCAAGACATATAACTATGGTTATATTGTTGGCACTGGATGCTCAGCTTCTTCTGTTGGTGTTACCACTGCAGGGTCAAATTATGTGTCTGATACAAATGTTTCAACATACAATATTATTGGAAATGGTTCTGGTCTCACACTAAACATAACTGCTTCATCTGGAGCAATTACTGCGGCATCAATCGTGAGTGCCGGAAATGGATATGCAATTGGTGATGTTGTCGGAATTGTAACCTCATCGGTTTCAAGTAATAGTGGTAGAGATGCCAGAATTACAATTACTGGAAACAACAACGGTATCGACACTCTTTATCTAAGTAACGTCCAAGGAGAATCGTTTACTTCAAATGGCACTGCAAGTCTGGTTTACTTTGATACATCTAATAATTCAGTTTCTCTGGCAGCAACATTTGTTAGAAGCTCCACGCCAGTTGGTTCCATTTACAGTGGAAATTTTGCCAAATTAAACCATTTTAATCATGGAATGTATGCTACCAATAATAAAGTTTCGATTAGTGGAGTAACTCCAAATACCGAATCTACTAAGCTTTCTCAGTCGATAACAGCATCTTCAACATCAATTTCTATAGCAAGCACCGCAAACTTTGTAACATTTGAAGGAAAAACCGTTAACGGCACAAATCCTGGATATGCTATTATTGAAAATGAAATTATTAAATATGAGAGTATTGGGTCCGGCACTCTAGAAACTGTAACTAGGGGACAGTCTTCAACACTTTCTATTCCACACTCCACGAATACTCCTGTATATAAGTATGAATTCAATGGTGTATCACTCAGAAGAATTAATACAACACATGATATTAGTGATACTGGATTAGATATTGATAGTTATTACATTGAAATTGATAGAACTTCTAATGGAGTAAATAGAAATAGCGACAATACACCAACAGGATATCCACAATTGTCATTCTCTTCAGAACTGACTTCTGGGGGGTCTAAGGTTTTTGCATCAGAAAATATACAATATGATGCAATTATTCCATTTTATGATATTGGAACTCCAGGAGCAGAAACTTCTGTATTGGCAAAAATTAGGTCAGTTAGTGGCACTAGTGTTAGCGGAAATGAAGTTTCTTTCCAAGATTTAGGGTACGAAGATATTCAGATAAATTCATTGAATACCCTTTCCTCGTCTAGAATAGTTGCATCAAAAGTAAACGAAGATACTTTCTTAACTTCTTTACCTAGAAACAAATCATTTACAACAGCAATTACACTACGCACTAGTAATAAATATGTTTCTCCGCAAATATTTTTAGATACATCATTTACTGATTTTCATAGCAATAGAATCAATTCTCCAATAAGCAATTATCAACAAGATGGTAGAGTCAATTCTATCCTTGATGACCCACATGCTGCAATATACATTTCAAATACAGTAAGGTTATCTCAACCAGCGACTTCGCTTAAGGTTATTCTTTCTGCATATAGACATTTTTCTGCAGATTTTAGAGTTCTTTATAGTTTATTGAGGGCAGATTCTAGCGAAGTCGAACAATCATTTGAATTATTCCCAGGATATGATAATCTAACAATAGACAACAATAATGATGGATATCCAGATGTCGTAGACCCAGCAAATAATAGCGGATTACCAGACATTTTTGTATCAGCAAGCAATCAGAATCAATTCTTAGAATATGAATTTTCTGCAAATAATCTTGACCAATTTAATGGATTCACAATTAAAATTGTAATGTCATCTACAAATCAAGCATATCCACCAAGATTTAAAGATTTGAGAGGTATTGCAATCAGATGATGATACCAGTGAAAGGTCACCCAAATCTATATCGTGATGAAAATTCTGGAGCAATTCTAAATTGTGATAGTAATGCATATAATCAATATGTAAATAGTTTAAACAATAGAGAATCGCAAAAAAATGAATTGAATAAAATTAAGGAAGATATTGATGAAATTAAGTCATTACTAAAGGAGATCATTAATGGATCCAAATGAAATTACTCTCAATACTATAGATAAATTATTTGAGTATGAAAAACATTCACGTACTATTGATGAACTGAATCATGAGCAACTTAAAAATTTTTCAAAATTATATTGCAAGTTGTATTTGAAGCAACAAGAAGTTATTCAATCTTTGGGAGCACTTGAAATATAAATAAAAAGTAGAGCTTAAAAGAATAAATGGCTGCAGTATATGTAAATAATCTAGTCGTAAATTCTGGAGCCGATTTCAGTCAATCGTTTACTTTAGAAGGATCCGATACAAATTCTGCTTTTGACTTGACCGGATATACCGTAGCGGCTCAAATGAGAAAATGGGCTGGGAGCACTACTTCAACATCCTTTACCGCAAGTATTGAATCTCCTCCAACAATCGGTCAAATTTTACTGCGTTTAACTTCGGCACAAACTACTAATTTAAAGGCAGGAAGATACATTTATGATGTTGTAATTACGGATGAATTTGGAGTCAAGAATAGAGTAATTGAAGGAATGGTTATCGTAACAGAAGGAGTTACTCGCTAATGTCCGATATCAAAGTTAGAGTTGGACAACAAAATGCCGTAAAAGTAATTTCTAGCATTTCCGGATCAGCTGGTGGTAGAGCCGTAACTGCAGAAAATGTAATTGGTGGCATTGGTTCTATAAGAGAACTTCATGTAAGTGGCATATCTACTTTTGTTGGCGTAAGTACTTTTAAAAATGATGTCTTTATTGATGGAGACTTAAGAGTTGGTGATGATTTAATATTTGACGAATTTACCGCTAGAAATGGTAGAGTAACTGGAATTACTACATTATTCAATTTAAATGTAACTGGTATTGCCACCGTCAATAACTTAAATGTAACGGGGGTTTCTACATTTGTAGGTCTGGCAACATTTAAAAGTGATGTATATGTTGATGGTGACTTATATGTAAGTGATGACCTAAAGTTTGATGAATTTACTGCCAGAAACGCGATTATATCTGGAATTGCCACAGTATCTGGTGGATTATATTATGGACCATATTATACCAACGGAATGCCATATTTCAATTCCAGTGGACTGATGGTTTCTACAAATAGTCCACAGAATGGAATAGATTATACAAACTATATAATGACAACGGATAATAGCAATATTCCTACTTGGTCAAATGCAATAGATGGGGGTACCTACTAATGGCAAAACCAGCAACCAGACAACAATTAATTGATTACTGCCTAAGAAGATTAGGAGCACCTGTACTGGAAATTAACGTTGATGACGACCAGATCGATGATTTAGTTGATGATGCGCTCCAATACTTTCAAGAGAGGCATTTTGATGGTGTTGAGAGAATGTATCTCAAGTATAAAATTACACAAGAAGACTTAAATAGGGGACAAGCAGATCCTAGTGTAGGTGCTGGTATTGTTACCACAACGGGATCGGCTAATATCAGTGGAATTGGAACCACTACATTTAATTTTTATGAAAATTCCAATTTTATTCAAGTACCAGACTCAATAATTGGAATTGAAAAAGTTTTTAAGTTTGATACTAGCACTATCTCTGCAGGAATGTTTAGTATTAAGTATCAGTTATTTTTAAATGATTTATATTATTTTAATTCGGTTGAACTTTTACAGTATTCTATGGTTAAAACATATCTGGAAGATATTGATTTCTTACTTACACCAGATAAGCAGATACGATATAATAAAAGACAAAATAGATTGTATTTAGATATAGATTGGACTGCAAAAGCAAAAGATAATTATATTATTATTGATTGTTATAGAATTTTAGATCCTAATGAGTTTACTAAAGTTTACAATGATAGTTTTTTAAAGAGATACTTAACTGCTCTAATAAAAAGACAATGGGGTCAAAATCTAATTAAATTCAGAGGAGTCAAACTCCCCGGTGGAATTGAATTAAATGGTAGAGAAATTTATGAAGACGCTGAAAGAGAAATTGCAGACATAATGCAAAGAATGTCTATGGATTATGAACTTCCACCTTACGATTTTATTGGATAATAATGGCACTTAATCCTTTCTTTTTACAAGGTTCTGCAGGAGAACAAAGGCTTGTACAAGATTTAATTAATGAACAGTTAAAAATTTATGGAGTAGATGTAATCTACATTCCTAGAAAATTTGTCAGAAAGCAAACCATAATTAGGGAAATTCAATCATCAAAATTTGATGATAATTATGCGATTGAAGCATATATTAATAATTATGATGGATATAGTGGTCAAGGAGATATTCTTTCAAAATTTGGTGTAAATTTGAAAGATGAATTAAGTTTAGTAATTTCAAAAGAAAGATTTGAAGATTTCATAGCGCCCTTTTTAGAAGCGTCTGATGATGATGAAATTGTTCTTGCATCTAGACCAAGGGAAGGTGATTTGGTTTATTTTCCTTTAGGGCAAAGATTATTCGAAGTTAAATTTGTTGAGCATGAGGTTAATTTTTACCAACTAGGAAAACTTTACATGTATGAATTAAAGTGTGAGTTGTTTGAATATGAGGATGAAATTATTGATACTACCATTGAAGAAATTGATAGTCAAATTAAAGATGAAGGGTATATTACTACTTTACAACTTATTGGAGCAGGATCTACAGCCTTTGCTAGTGCTACACTAGCAACTGGATATATTCGTAAAGTCTTTTTGAATAATGACGGATATGGTTATACTTCTACACCTACGGTTGAATTTACATCAGCACC